ATATATTGCAAAAAAACTTAAAAAACATGGTACAAAAGGTGCAGTTATTTGGTTTATAGATCAAATAGTAAGAATAACACCTACTAAAAAAGACGATGAGATGTTTGTAAAAATTAAACAATTAATACAGGAGTTTAAATAATGGTTCATTCAATAATAGCTCTTTTAACAGTATCTTCACTCAGTGTAGAACCTTCAAGCATTGCTGATAAACATTTAGAGCAGTATGCAATGATGGAAGATGTTAAGAAGAAAAAGAAAAAAGGTAAGAAGATTGGCGGTGCTAAGGGTAAGAAATCTAAGAAAGGTTTTTTCTCTAAGATATTTGGAAGTAAGTAATGCCTAAAAGACTCTTGACAATTAAAGATTGGTCTGGAGGTATGAATAATCGTAAAGATCCTAGAGATATACCTGACAATGAGTATTCTTATATACAGGATATGTCTATTGATTCATTAGGTAAAATAAAAAGTGCTGGTGGGTTATACGATGCTATAGAAGGTTCTGACGGAACTACGGATTTAACAGAGTACATTGTTAGTAGAACGGCTAACATATTAGGATCTGGCGGTTATGGCTTTTTTTATTTTGAATCAGATCATAGCGGAGCTTCTGAACAAACTATTACAGAAACTAAGAGTGGTACAGACTTAGCCCTTGGAACTGGTAATGGAAATATAAGTTTTCATAGAGTAGCTAGTAGCGATGATACTCCTGCAGATATACCAGACTTACCAAGTTAAAACAAGGGTATAATGCCAACTCCTTCAAATAACTTTATGAAGTTAGTAGGTGGTACTGATAATGGAAACAGTACTATTTACACTGCGGACGACTCTGCCGTTCAAAACCTAATTAAAGTAGGCGATACTATTAAAGTATCTGGAACTACAAACAATAATGGAGTTTATACAGTTACTGAAATCAACACCGATGGAACAGCATTAGGAAGTACTGGTGATGTATATTATTCTTTAAAAGGACAGATCTTAACTGATGAAGATTCTGCTGGTACTACAAAGCCCATTATAGAAGTTATACGAGCACCGGGAGATAAATTATGTGCTTTAGGTGACGTAGACGAAAGTGGTGATAACGCTATTGACGTTTGGTCAAATAACGCCACGACTGACTATGTGGGTGTAAGTCCAGCAAGTGCAGACGGATGGATTAAGAATGCGATTAACCCTACAGCGACTGGAGATAATGCTCAGTACATATATCACTTTGTAGACGAATCTTTACGAGTTTGTAATATTAATGAGGAAAACACAAGTTTTATAAAGTGGTTTGGTTATATACAAAGAACACAATTTGCAAGCACATATGGTTTAAGCTTTGCGGGTTGGCAAGAAAATCCCAATACACTAGCTCCTCCTAAATTAGCGACTTCTTTTACTTACGCTTACATCAATTCTCCTAATGTTAATGGTGGGAGTAACACTACATTAAATGCAGATGAACATGATCCTGCTCAAGCAACTAACTTTTATAGTGAGAACAGAGGGGTAGCAAGAGGTAAAAAAGATAGTACAAGTCTTTTAAGGTTTAGAGCTGACACAGGTGAACTATCAAATATGTTGCCATCTGCTAAAAAAACATTTTTTGCTGGAGCTCTAAATGACAATGACAGCCTGTTTGATTTTGAAGACAATAACGGAGACGGAAGTGCTACATTAGTAGATAGTGATGGTTTTGCAGCATTTGACTCAGCTACGTTTGCAATGAGCTCTAATACTGGAGTATTAACTAACGGATCAGCAAATCAAGGTTCTGTATCTCTTAGGCTAACTACTGTTGTGGGAGCCACTTATCAAGTAAGTTTTGATGTACTAGCAGCTGGTAATTCTAATATTAGCATTTCTTTAGGTTCTGATTCTACTAATTTCAATACAGACAATCAAAGTGGTGCTATTGAACACGCTTTAGATACAACCGGAAATACATTAATAGTTCCTTACACAGCCACCAGTACTACAAGCTATTTAATTATTAAATTATCATCTAGTACTTCTGAGCATCATGGAGATATAGACAACTTAACTGTAAGAAGAGTAGATCAATTATCTTTTGAAAACACCAGTGCTGTTGAGAGATTAGATCAGGCTTCCAACGGAGAAATTATTACTATTGGGGAAGCATTAGGTGCTTTTCCAAAAGAAGTATTGTTTTGTACAAAAAGATCAGGCGGGCAAGGCGGTACTATTACTTACCAAAGAAGATATGGCGGTATACTAGATGGATCAGGTGTTCACACAAGTGGATCTGCTAGTGACCCTCATGCTTGTATACAAGGAGATAGTCCTATATTGGAAAGAGGGTTAGGTTTTAATGTTGGTATTACAGACGGTACTGCTGATGGGGACTGGGAAGCGGGTACTTATGAATTTTATCAAAGTTTTGTTTATGAAAACAATCAAGAGTCTTTACCATTTCAAATGGGAGATGGAGACGATGGAAGTAATTTAGCTGCCGGAACTCATACATCAGCTGGAGGTAAGGCATTAAGAATATCTGTGTATGCAGACTTAGCTTATAATGCTCGTTTAGTAGGGGCAAGGGTTTACACAAGGTTAGCTAATACAGATAATGATTTAACTTTATTGGTTGATATAGATATTGTGAAAGGTATTAAGATGACCTTTGATGGAGATCATGTTGGGTGGTCTTATCAGAGTGGCAAAGGTTATTATGTAACAGGGCCTGCAACAGGAAATGCTACAACTCCTAATATAGATACTTATGACACTATCAATGGATACAGTCCTGATGTTCACTTCAATGCATTTGGTGGGCGAAATGAAATATACAAAGCTTCTGTTATTGCTAATAGAAGAACCTTTATTGCTAATGTGAAGTTAAAAGGTAAAAACATAGAGCTTCAAAAGCATGGCGATAGGTTGATGTATAGTGAGATTAATAAATTTGATACATTTTTAGAACATAACTTTATTGACGTTTCTAAGGGTGACTATGGAGAGTATACAGCCTTAGAGTCTTATGCTGATAGACTACTGGCTTTTAAAAATAATTTAGTTCATGTAATTAATATTGCGAGTCCTAGTCCAGCAGGATGGTATTTAGAGGACACTATTAAATATGCAGGTGTTAATTTTAGTTTTAGCGTTACAAAAACTAAATACGGTATAGCTTGGGTATCTGATGATGGTTGTTATATCTATGATGGTAATAGAGCTACGAACTTAATTGAAAAGAAAATAGCAACTAGCAGTGCTTCTTACACCTCAACCAATGTGGATTGGCAGTCTTGGTATAGAGGTAGTGGAAATGTTAAAGACGTTATGATTGGATACGATGCTATTAGTAATTCTTTAATCATGTTAAGAAGCCCTAATGACTCTACTACCAATTCTAACCAAGGCTGGGTATATGATTTTGATAGTAACGGCTGGATATTTCATAGCAATATATTTGACGACAGTGAAACATATACAAACTTTGTTACAGACTGGAATAATAATTTAGTTTTAGGATTGCAAAATAGTAATGATGTGGATTTTAAAAAGTTTTTACCAGTAAGTAAATCATCATCTGGACAAGAGTTCGTAACAAAAGATATTGACTTTGGTGAACCGGGTCTTATTAAGAAAGTGTATGCAGTTTATGTAACTTATAAATCAGATGGTGCTGAGACTACACCTTTTAAATACGCTATTGATGGCAAGCAAGCTTTTTCAGGTAGCGGTGGTGGATCATTCACAGGCAATTTAGTAGATACATCTGGACAATGGGATGTAGTTAAGTTAACACCTGCTACGAATCCATTAGCTTGTCAAAGTATTCAAATAAAATTTGACGTTGGTAGTGCTGGTATATTTGAATTTAACGATTTGAGTATAGAGTATAGAGTTATTAGAAATAAGAGAGTGAGTTAGTGCCGTTAACTGAAAGAGATATTCGTAAAGTTATTAATACTAAACAAAGTACTGTTGAGTTCAATGGTATTCCTTCTCCAGCAAGTATGGTAGATGGACAGGTTGCCCTACATAAAAAAAGCAATTCTTTATTAGCTTTGTATCGTAAAAAATTTGGTAAGCTTTGGAAGACTTATTTATCTGCAAACGGTGATCAGATTGTGGATAGGAATTTAGAAGTTTCCGGTAGGACTAAAACAAAAGTTACCGCTAAAGATCTGGTGTTTGAACAGGGCCCTAATTTAGAAATAGCAAGTGGTGCTATTACCGTAACCCATTCCTTACATGAAGTAGATGTTCAAGGAGCTAGTGGAAATGACGACTTAGATACTATTAACGGTGGGGTTTCTGGTCAAATTTTAATATTAAGAGCTGTTAATGGAGCTAGAACAGTAACTATTAAGGACAATGAAGATAATATATTTTTGCCCGGCGGTAGTGACTTTGCTTTAGATACGGCTACAGATGTGGCTGTGCTATTAAAAAATGGAGCAGACTGGTACGTTATAGTTACCGCTAGCATATAAAATGAAATTAAACTATTTATTATTACAAAAAACTTTCTTAAATTCAAGGGAATTACACCATGCACAAGAAATCTAACACTTATTCTAGTTCAACTCCCTTAAGATCAAGCTCTAATATGACTGGCTACTATATGGGGAGCTCCCCTAGTTTGATGACTATGATGCAGACTGGTGGGGATGCTGAAGTTGCAAGAGCCTTACAACAAGTTAAAGAAATTAAAGCTTTAGAATCAGCTCAAGAAAAAGAAGCTAAAAGACAAGCTAAAGGTAGTTTATTTGGGTCTGCATTAGGAATTGGCGGTGGTTTGCTAGCGGCTGCTCTTGCTCCAGCTACAGGTGGATTAAGTTTATTGGCCCCTGCAATTGGAACAGCTATAGGAAAAGGAGTTGGAGAAAGAATAGGGGCTGGTAGAGCTCGTAGATCTGAGCAACCATCAGATACATTTTTTTATGGAAAAGATTTTGAAGATATAGATGAAGCTAGTGAGGAATACAACCAAGGTATGCTAGAAAGAGCTGGTGTCTCTGGATTAAAGGCTGGATTAACAGCAGGATTAGCACCCGGTGGTGGAATGTATGGAACGGTTGCAGGTAAGTTAAGACCTGATAAATTAGCTGGGGTTGGAATGGAAGGTGCTAGTGCAGTAGCTTCTCAGGCAGTAGATCCCTACGCACAGCTTGGCCTACTGAACCCCACAGCGACTTTACCTAAGAGTAGTATTGCTCCTTCTACTTCTGGTTTTTCACTTCAACCTGACACACAAGGGCTGTACGATACTAGCCAACAATTTAATGAACTTGCTTTAAATATAGCTGAAAAAGAAGCAGCTGGTAGTGCAGCCTATGCTGATACACTAGAGTATTTAAACACACCAGAAGGAAGATCTTCACTGCTAGCGAGTGATGGAGGGCAAGCTTTAATGTCATTAGACTCTGGGTCTACACCTGATTTTAATCTCATTGAGGCTTTAGGAGTCTCTATACCAAAAGCATCTCCAGACGTAGATCTTTCAAATAATTTCTTTAACCCAGCAAGTTATGAGGATACGTTGTCAGCTTCAAATGCAATAGGACAAGAGAACGCAGTTCTTGAAGCCTTAAGATCTATACAAGAATCAAAGGATAGCCTTGCTAGGAGTGCGACTTTACAAGGCAATCTTGAGAAGTACTATCAGTCACTCGGAACAGAGGCTCCAGCGTTTGTAAATCGAGAGGGTGGCGGTCTTATTAACTATGAAGAAGGTGGCCCAATTATGGAAAGGTCTGGTGGGTTTGGTTCGGGTACTTTTACCAATACTCCAAATCCTTATTCATACTATACCCCTCCAACAGGATTTGACCCTACTCAAGATTCTGAACAAGGACAGTTTTCACCATCAGTGTCAGATACAGCTGGTTATAATACTAATGTTCAAGACATAGCAACTAGTATGGGATTGAGAATAGACGATGATGCTTCTAAGTATTATGAGGGTTTTGATTATGGAAAAGTTAATCCACTGATAAGAAATACTAGAGGAGACTTGGAACAAGCAAAAATTGGTACTACTGCGTTGTCTGCTAAACAGGGGTTTTCAGGTAGTGGGGTACAGCAACAAAGTTTACTTGATTTAACTCAAGCTTCATCTGATATAGCAAGTGAAGCTAGAGAAAAGTCTGCAGAGGATTATCAAGAACGTATTAAACAGCAATTAGCTGCCGATATAGGAGCAGAAGTTTCCGGTATTACAGAACTAACCCCTGAAGAACAACTTGCTGCAACACCAGTACCTACGAATGATCCTAACTGGAATCCCCCTGCAAACGCTATGCCAAATACAGACTATTCTTTTGGTGATCAAATCTGGCAATTCAGAAGGCGAGTTGGCCCCGATGGAGCACAGGGAGAAGGTAGATGGATAAGGATTAGTTAATAATGGCTAACGGAGTAAAATCAATATACAGTAGAAGACAGCGTATGGCTCCCGGTCAATACGAAACACCCCTTGCAGATTTTCTAGATCGCTTACCAGATTATGTAGGTCAGTATCAAGCACAGAAATTAGAAGAAAAAAAATACAATGATGCTTTAAGTAGGCAAAAGTCTTTAGATAGGAGAAATGAAGAGAGGTATCAACAGGGTATTATAAGAGATGAGAATAGACTAAAAAGAAATACAGCTGATGAGTTGCTAAAAAACGAACAATACGATCAGGCAATTTCTATATATAATTCCTTAGGCGATAATATTGCCGCTACGGCAGCAGGTGAAGCAAGAACTAAAACAGAGGGTATGAATGATGATTTTGTAGATTTGAGAAATAGATTGCCAAATATCCCTAAAAACTCTAGCGATATATACGCTTATATGGATGAAATAAAAGAGTTTGAAAATAAATATGATACAAAAGTTGGTGGAAAAATTGATAGTCAATTATTTCAAATTAAAAATACAGTAAGCTCTAGAATTAAACGGATGAATCAAGGTATGATACCGGTTAGTGAATGGCAAAATATGGGACAACAGGGAAGAGTAGACTATACAGCTCTTATTGAAACAGAAAAAAACATAAAAGATTTAAGTGAAGTTGCTAGCAAAGCCACCGTGGATGAGATAAGAAAGAAAGCCTTAGAAGATTTAGAATCTGCAAAAAAAACCTATCAGGAGATACTGTTTAACCCTAGATATAAACTTGAAACAGAAGAACAGTACCGTCAATCTGTTATTGATGCAGCAAAATTACAGTCAGATGCCGTTACTAAAGAACAAAGAAACCAAGAGTTTTTAGCTAAAAGACTGGAAGCAGATAGATTAGGATTAGCAATGCCTAATATCACTGAAGGTTCAACTTTTGAAGGGGTAGGTGCACCAACTGATGAAGAAATGGTAGCTTTTGAAGAGAGTATTAATAAAAGGTTAAATGATATGACTAGCGATATCGACAATCAAGATATGCCTGTTGGGCCTATGACAATACCCGGCTTAAACACTCTTCAAGCAAACCCAAGACGATCAACTGATCAAGTCAATGATACAACTGGTCAAACTATTTCTACGAAAATTAGTCCTCCCAAAGGCCCGTATGGAGCACCGGAAAAAGCGTTTTCTATAACAGCAGATAAAATCTCAGAAATTAAAAAATTAGAAGATCGATCAAGGTATTCAAATAGTAAAGGAGGAGATCAATCTTATAAAAACGCATTAAAAAGGTCAAAGAGCATAAGGGAAAAGTTAGAAAAAGATCTTCTTTCTATCTACGATCCTAACACAAGACAATTTAGATATCCCGGATATGCTGAAATGTTTTCACCTCAAGGAGATATGGTTCGTGGAAAACAACTTGACACTAGAAATGTAGCGGGCGGTATCTTAGGGAGAAGAAGAATTCCAGTTGCTGGTGTAATGTCATTTATAGAAGAGTTATTTCCCTCTCAAATAGCCAGTATGTAGCGAGCGTTTAGATGCCCGTAAAACTTAATTCATATGAGTCATTCGCTGATTCATTAGATTCTATATATAAAAACCCAAAATTAACCTCTGATTCTTTAGTACAAAAAGTAGATGAAAGAGGTGACTTACTAGAAGAAGAATCTAGTTATGATAATAATTTAGTTTTCCCTACTAATTATAGATTAGAAAGAAGAAAGCAAGAAGAACAATTAAAGAAGTCTTCTGCTGACGAGACTATGTATGGTTATCAACCACCAAGCTGGACTCCTGAATGGGTAAAAGCTGGGTACAGTCGTAGTATTACAGGTATTACCGAAAGAATGATTAAGGGAGAAGCTATTAAAGAAGACTATGATTTAAATATAGTTGAAGATGTCGGAGCTACTTTAATTAGTTTTTTACAGCCATTAGATTGGGCAACTATGATTGCGGGTGGAGGTGTAGGAGGGCTTGCAGCAAAGCAAGCTTTAAAAGCAGGGGCTAAAGAAGCTATAAAAAAAGGACTAACTAAGAAAGCTTCTAAGACTTTTATTGCTAACAAACTAGATGATAAAGCAGCTATGGCCGTTCTAGGTAATGCTCCAAACAATGCAATCAGACTTATGACTGAATCAGGTATTAACGCTAGGGTAGCAAGCAAAGCTGTTAAAAATGCTGCACCCAGAGTGGTTCATAAGGCATTAATCGAAGGAGTTAAAGGTGCTGGCGGTCTTGGATTTTACAGCGGTTTAGCTACGGCTGCTTATGATAAGACATCTACTGGTGATGTTGACGAAGTAATGGCTTTGAAAGAAACTCTTAAGGGGGGAACCTTAGGACTTGTTACTTCTGGAACTGGTTCTATTTTAAAGTCTGTACTTAGCCCTAAGTTAAGCAATGTCACTAGAACAACGGCTATTAAAGCAGCTGAAACGGCTGAGTTTGGAGTATTGGCCCCTACGTTAAGCGGTGAAGAAATAAATTTAGAAGGTTTTATTCACGCAGCGGGTACTATTGGTGGCTTAACAGCTCAGAAAGCGGCTATGTCTGGAATAAAAAAAGGCATTAAAAAAATAAAGTCTAAAAGGTTTGATAGTGCTATGGATGCTCAAACTACAGCTGAATATATTATGAGTGAGCAACTTCCAGATAAAAAAGTTTCTGCTAGAAATATCATAGAATCTCAAGAAATATTTATTGATAGATATGATAATCAATATAATAATTTAAAGTTTAATGATAAAGCAAAACAGGTTACCTTAATCAATAAAAAAACTAAAGAGCCACTCGAATTAAATTACGATCAATTTGATCAGCTCCTTATTACTAGAGAAGGTAATCGCTCTAAGACCCCTAAAGGTTTAGCGTTAGGTAGAAATCAGAAAATTAAAAATTTAAAAAGAAAATTAAAATTAAGCGATAAAGAATTTCAATCTCATATTGAGTCTGCTAAGTTAGAAAAAACAGCTGAGTTTCAAAAAGATCCTTTAAATTTAAAAACATTACAGCCTATAGAGCAGTTAAAACTTTTAAATGAAATGAGACATCAAGGAAGGGTAGTTGAATTAAAAAATTCATTTATTAAGAATGGTTGGGAAGGCGATCTTCTACCTAAGAAAATGCTAATGGATGAAATCGCTCCAACTCTTCCTAAGTTTTGGAGACAATCTAAAAATAGAATTTCAACTCAATTAGGTAAAATGTCATTAGTTGATTTCAACAACGCAGATGCTTTAAATCTTACTACCTTAGGTCGATTTCTACAGGAGTTTAATCATATAGGTGCTTTTAAAAACGGGCTATTTAAAAGTAAAAAACTAAGAAGATATTATGAAGGGATTGCAGATAAAATGGAAGATCCTAGGTATGGAAAAAACGGGGATGCTTCTCTTCCTGATTACAATCGTATTCAAGAATATAGAAAAGTTATGGATAATATGTGGAATAGAGCGACAAAGTCAGGAATAGATTTAGGGCCTAAAGAAGACTTCTACTTTCCACATATGATTAAGCCAGAGTTTTTAAAAGTATTCAATAGGGATATTGCTTTAATCGGTAAGGAAAATCCTAGTTTAGTTTTTGATAAAGCAACAAACAGTAAAGAATTTCAAAGCTTAATATTAGACCATATTCAAAATAATAAATTTAACGAGTCTACTGTATCTGCTTTAAAAGAGATGGCAGGTATAAAAGAAACTAATGTTTCAAAATCAAGAGCTCAAATGGCCGCTGAAAATAAGAAAATTGCTCAGGCCTTTTATGATTTAAATTCAGCTGTGACTGTTCATTTTAGTAGCACTGCCAAGAACTTAGAGTTAGCTAGGCAAGGAACTAAAATTCCTAAAGCATTTATGGAAAGAGATTCTAGGTTAGTATTGGCTAGGTATGCCACTCAGTTAGCTAAAAGGATTTCATTTGTAGAAACCTTTGGAACTCAAGGAGAAAATATTTCTGGTAGAATAGCGGCTTTAAGAACTAACGCAGCTCAGAAAACCAAACTAGGAGACATTGCTACTGGTAAGCAATTAGATACTGAAGCTAACACAATCGATATGTTGTTTAAATCCTATACTAATAAAATAGAAATGGATCCTTCTTATAATTGGAAACCCACTGCTAAGAAGTTTTGGAGTGAGGTAGTAAATTTTGAGATAGGTACTAAAATTGGATTGGGATTTGCTACTATACCCAACTTAACTCAGCTTTCAATATCTACTGCTGTTAAAGCAGGATACTACCCAATGATGAAAGGTATGATTAAAATGTCTATGCCTACAAAAGCCGGAAAAGAATATCGTGCTGAGATTGCCAAAGCAGGAGTATCTAATCTATCTATATTTCAAATGATTAACAGTTTAGAACCTACTGACACATTCATGGGTAGATTTGCAGATGTAACAACAAGAGCTTTTGGATTTCAAACTATAAACAAATTCAATCAATTGGCTTCAGCTGCTGCAGCAAGAGAATGGATTACTGGGTTGCAAAAAGCGGCCACTGGTAAAAGTGCGTTGTTAGATGTTGGACTTAAACTACCTAAAGTACTTGGCGGAGATAAGGTTAATAGAAGAAACTGGGCTATAAAAAACTTACAAGATTTAGGCATTACAGATTACACTAAAAAAATACCACCTAAGAAGATGTATGAAGGTATGTATAAATTTGCTAGAGACAGTCAGTTACAAAGAAATGTTTTAAATGAGCCGTTAGTGTCCTTAGACCCCAGATTTAGACCTTTCTTTTTGTTTAAAAAATTCGGGTATAAACAGTTTAACTGGATGAGAGAACAGCTTCAAGCCGAAGTAAGTCGTGGTAATTTATTTCCATTGCTAAGGTTAGGTGTTGCTGGAATGGCAGGTGGAGAAATGGTATCTTGGGCAAGAGATGCTTTAGCTCAAAAGTTTGCAGGTCAGCCTGTGTATGATGAAAATAGGTATATGTTTTCTTTTTTAAATGAGGGGACTCCAATGGCCTCAACTGGTTCTGATTCATTTATTGATATGAGTAAGTTTACTATTGATGATTATATAGATAAGTTTGCTGCGGTAGGAGCTTTTGGAGTAATTGGAGATATTGTATCTAATGAAAACAAAGTAAGGGCTCTTGAATTCGCTTTTAAGCCTGCTGTTGTTCAGGACTTTGATAAGATATGGAGTGCTATGACGAGAACAATGCAAGACACAAAAGATTATGGTTTAGGTGCGGCTAAAAGATTTCCAAAGTATATAGCTCCCTTGTTAGGAACAGCCCCAAGAAGATTTTTAGAACGATACGAACCTTCTGGACAAAGACAGGCTTATGTAAAAAGAAGAAAGCAAATCATTCTTCCTAAGATAAAAGATGCAATTATTGATGGGGACTCTCAAAGAGCTACTAAATTAATTAAATCTTATAATAATTCATTTGGAAGGGAGAACCCAATACTCTGGGAAGATTATGATTCTGATGCTATCGGAGAAAGGATTATGAATAAGGCAAAGAAAAAAGCTAATCCTTAATATGACTATATGACTCATCTGCATATTCCTGAAAGCCATTCTTTTTCCAGAAGTCACCTAAGGTTTTAAAATATTTATTACCTGTTAACTCTTTTGTAAAAGTACTCATAATAATTCTAAGGATCTCTCTTCTCTGTTCTTCTGGTAAGTAATCTTCTTTTGTAAAACTCTCCCCATTACGGTCTTTACCATCTAAAGTCATCAAAGGATTCTCATCTCCGTGTAACCTGCAAATCATATGGTAGTATCCATCAACTACTCTAGTATGTTCACAGTCTTCCTCAGGACATTTATAAACTAATTTAAGTCTGCCTTCATCTGGGAACTCATCCATTATATCCATTTCTTCTCCTCATTTTAATTCTAAACATTTCTTCTTTCTTATTTTTAACATAAGTACTTCTTTGCGACTTACTCATTTTTAACCAACACTCAGGTAGAGATAAAACTCTCGTATCAAAACTAGATGCTACGCCACAAAAATATTTTATTTCTTCTGTATTGATCTCTTTTTCTGGATCATAATACGATTTACCACAAAAAGCACATAATCTATCTATGTGACTACAAATTTCAAACATTAAAGAAAAAAACACCTTCTATATTGCTGTTTACAGGCATATTATTATTTTTTTGATATAAGTATTGATTAAAAATATTCTAAAGAATAACGGGCCCGTAGGCCCGCTATTTCATATGGAGTCGTTAAGTTACTTAAAAAGGGCTTTCGTCCTTTCCTTTTTGTACTTTAACCGTTCCTGACAAGTAACGCTTCCCATTTTTATCTTTGTTTATCCAAAGGGCAACGTCTTTCATGGTTCCGTCAAACATTCCGTTTCCGGTATAGTCTGGTTTTTTGTCACCATCATTCTTGAAGGTATTTTTCCAAAGCTTGAAGCTCTGGTCTTTTTGCTGATATTCAGCCATTCTGATCTCCTTGTTTGTAATGGGTTAGTATAAATATTTTATTTACGAGCCAACGTATTTATTTAACATCTGATTTCTTAAACAGATTATTTAATTATACTTATGACTAACCCATCTTTTTCTGTTGTTTAAAATTCTTTTTAATTTCATCAATCTTTGAAAAGCAGATCCATATTTATGAACCTTGTCTTCTAGTACTAATTTTTCATAGACTCTTATGATTTCTCTTAGGCCTAGCTTTTTATGATTTGTTGCCATCATTAAGCTCCTTCATAATTGAAAGTATGTTAATAAAAAACTCATAATCTAACACAATATAAGGCTTACCTCTATCTTCCCTAACTACGACACCATCTTCGTGTTTTTCAGGCTTAAGCCATTTAGCTATACTCGTCCTTCTTTTGCATCCATAGTAACGCCCTTCTATTTCGATGTCTCCCTTTTCGTGTTGGGCTCCACCTCGATCTCTGTTGTAAGCTTCTAAGCCAAAGTCTTTTGCCATACGAACAGACTGTCTTTGTAACTCAGCTCCCCTTTGTCTATTTCGCCTACCTCTTTTTACATTCTTTGGATTTTTCATATCGATATTCTCATTTTTGATTTAACGTATTTTATTCTACATCTTGGACAATGCATATAAAGTGTCTTACTATCTGAAACGTGATGAAAGTCACAAGTCATACATTGATACTTGTACTCTATCTTATCTCTCATACCCTCTCTGTAGTATTTCTTATTCATCGTCTTCTTCGTACCATATATCGCAATGCTCAAGACATTCTGAGCAAATCTTATAATCCTCATCGGATTTTGCTCCACAACATTCTGATCTACACATTTTTAACTCCTTGATCTTCTTTTGCTATCATAGAATCATATATATCTTTATAATCTTTTAATAATTTTTTATATCCAGCTAACGACTCTTTAGTCATTTCGTTTACATATCTTTCAGAAAAGTAACTTAAAGCATTAATACACTTTAATACTTCTTTTGTATTCATCTTAATTGTTGCTGTGCAAATTCCTTTACTCATAATAATTCGTTTCCATATTTAACAGGTAGGAAAGCGTTCTTTCTAACAATACTCCCACCATTTATTGTTCTCTGTGTTCTTGTTTCTTTAACGTCATAATCAAATAAAAAGTTCCCATATTTATCAGTTATTTTCCAATACATAATAATGTCATCTTTAATTAAATATAAAAAACCAATAAAAGGAACCCTTAACATAGTAGATAATAGCTTACCATCCGATATCTTATCGTAAGTCACTAACCAAGATCCAAAACGCTTTAATTCCATTAGACTTAAATTTCTACACTTAGACTCAAAGACCCCAGCTACTTCATTATTTTTAACAATGATACCATCTATCTTAGCATCCATACTTTTGTCAGTCTCTATTAACATAGAATCGTTCTTGTGTTTTTTACAGATCGTATGATTGATTCTGTCAATCATCTTCTTCTCATATCTTAATGAGGATTGTCCTTTCTCGGTGTTAATATCTAACTTCATTAGAAAGGAGTATCCAATCTTTTTTCTAGTAATTGAATAGCTCTAGCTACTGGGTAGTTTACTTCTGAGTCTAAGTCGTTATAAAACTTTTTAATAAAGACATCGATCAACACTCTTGATTTTCTTATACTAGATAAAGATAAGAAGGGCAGTTGATTACCCCTCTTACCTATCTTCATCATAGATATAAACTTCGCAAATCCCCAGTTTTTCTTATGTTCGTATTTCATACCTTCTACTTCTTTATACCTAAAGATACCATCATCCTTTACAATAACGTCTTCATAAGCAGGGTGTTCTGTAACATCTATTAAGTACTCTGGTTTAAATACATCGGCAATGTAGCTACCAAACCTGACATCTTTAGAGATCTCAAGATTAATAATAGTAGCTGTATACCTACCCTTAGGTAAAGACTTACGATCTGATTCATCGTCAAAAGGGTAATAAGCATCTCCAAAGTCATCCATCTTAAGCGTTTTGCATAACCTCTATCTTTTTAAGACACGCATCTAGATTGTCAAGAGTAATAGTACCATTCTTTAGTTGGTACTTTATTTTATTCTGATCCTGTTTCTTTAGGCCCACAATATTCTTTTCAATCTGTTCTGCTATGTACTCATCATCTGTTTGCTTAATCACTTCACCATCAAACTTCTCAATGACGGCATTCTTAAACTCTTCAGGTGATAGCTTCTTATCTTTATTCACTATCTTTTTAACACCATCATAGCCGTGCACAACAAAATAAACCCAACGATCTATTTCTTTCATAGTGTCACTGTCTAGTGATTTACCTTTAGAGAAAGCTTCCACGGCAAATCCGTGTCTAATCTTTCCCTCTGTTATCTTATCCCAATCGGGTTCTTTGTCGCTCATAAATCGACTCCTTTTTCTTTTAATCCTCCACCACATATCTTATAGAAGTTGCAATACTTCTCATTGCACTCCCACTTATATACAGGAGCTACTCCAAGTTCTATAGGTGGATTTCCTTTTTCAAAAACCTTGTTAACATTACGCCAATACTCTTTTGCTTTATCTATGTAAGATACAGGAATGACCTTCTCTCGCATCCTAGAGTTATCTTTGTTATAATATAGTAACGCTAATTTCTTTAATTTGTTCCCAGATTCTTTTTCATACCACCAACCATAAGTTCCTAGTTGTAAATAATAATTAGTGGCTGGGTTAGGATCAGGATTGCGACCAAATAAACCTTTCCATTTCCAAGCATTGCAAGTCTTAATATCGATCAATGCTCCGTCTTCTATGATTAGCATATCTAAAAAACCTCGCACATTTACTTCGGGTATTCTTATCTCTGTTTCAATAAGGACTTGAGCTCCATTTAAAATAGCATATTCGGTAACTGCATCTTGAATGTCTCCGTGTACTAAATCACCCAACCTAAACAACCTTAGGGTATCATCATTGATTTCTTTAGGGGGTACATCTGCAACGTGTTGAAAGTAATGCTTTCTCATACACATTCCAGCACTAGATCCGTGAAACCATTGTTCGTGTCCCTGATACCGATTCTTAAAATGTAAAGAATTCTTCTTTCTAAGCCAGTCGTGGTAAATTTTTTCAATATTCATAGGGGGTTCCCTTTAAAAGTTTAAGGGCGAGGATGCGGAGTGAGTGTAGTTGTGGTTGAACTGGAAGAATAGGAATATAATAAACCAGTTCATAACCTCGCCCTTAATTACTTATTTAGTTATTTGATGCAATACGTTCTTATCGTCAGCCCACAACGTAATATCGATCATTTGATTGTCGTGAGTTTTAATTGATATAGTCGTAAAGTATTTATCCTTAACGTAATCTGAAGTAGATGTACTGATTCTGTCAAAAGACATAGTTTTTACATCGTGTATACTAATATCTTGCATCTTCCCTAGTTCTATGTTCATACTTTTATCCTTCCTGTTTGTTATATGACTGTGCCCATTTATCTAGCTCAGTTAATTCCTTAGCCTGAGCTTTAAGCACATAATTAAGAGCCTTTGTTAGACCCTCTACTCTACCAAGATGATAATACTTCCCTTGATCTTGATGAAAATCGTCTTGTGCGTATTCAACGTCTCTTTCAAGTAACGTAATTAATTCTTTTAATGCTGTGTACATTTGTTTCCTTTGTTATTGGTTATAAGTCTTATACGCACTACTTTTTACTTTGTTCCAATTTATTAAAATATTCTTCTGTAATGTCTCTCATATCTCTCAGGTAATTAAATTGCTCGTAGGTTCTTAACTTGTGACAATTACAACACCTGACTTCGCATTTATCTATTTCCTTCTTGATAGCTTCCCAATTATATCCATTCATTAATAAGAAAGACACGCCCTCTCCTTTTCTATGTTTAAATCGTTTTTTAACACCCCTAACGTGATCAAACTCTAACACTCTAATATCCATCTCCCCACAGTCAATACATCCTTTAGAAAAATAATCTTTAATAACTTTTCTGTAATTGACTCTTTTTTTGTGTAACTTATATTCCTTTACCTGTTGAACTCTTTCTACTTTTTTTTTCTTATACCACTTGTTGTTATGATAATCGTTTTGACATTTTTTACAGAAATACTGACGACCATCTTTCTTAGCCCTATTTACATAAAAGTCTCTTTTAGGTTTACTTTCTTTGCAAGTAGAACACACCTTCATAATCACTCCTGAATATGTAATTTCGATTCCTTAAATATAAAAAAATAGTATTAGAATTCATAGTAAATTATTAACAAGGATCTTGACCTTCTCGTAAAATCATTAACAGATCTATAAAATCCTTTTTACTTATCGTAGGATATTCCTCTTGTTCTTTCTCTATTTCTCTACGGAATCTCATTCGTACAATACAGTCGTAACACACAGATCGATCCATATCTATAAGGGAGCAGTCTGTATTTGTTTTACAGTGTTTGCATTCAACGTAATCAATTCTCTTCGCTATTATCTTCTTCATCATCATCTTTAAGCTTTAAGTACACTTCTACATAGGCTTCGCATAAATCATTTGGGCAAGATAGGTTACTTACGATACCTTCGTCCTCAAGACCATAGTCTTCATAAGTAAAGTCTCCACCCCATATTAATTCTGTATTGCAATGCCAACATTTCATGATGTAAAGTAATCCACAATCGTGTACATAATAAAGCAAAATAATGTAAAACTAAACACAAATAAAAACATAGCAAATGCTAGTTCCAACATACCAAATGCAAATGCAATAAACTTTATAATCCAGTCTGAAATAGTTACGATAATCATTTCTTGTTTCCCCTGTTTGGTTTCTTTTATAATCTTTACCTGACCCACTACAACTTCTTTTCTATTCTATCCAACCTGATAATAACAAACACCCATAAGGATGCCCACATTATAGTTTGTATAATCGTATCAAATGCTTGGGTCTGTAAAACTTCTATAATATAATACATAATCATTTCCTTGTTTCCTTATCCTTGTGATCTTTTCTCAGGTCTATCGTCACGATCTTTTACCTCTTCGTGATGTAGGTAAGATAAAAGCAGTATCAGGTAATTAACAATATCAGAAACCCTAGACTCTAAAGTTTCATTGCTAAAGGTTCTACCTAACTTAAAAAAGGTGAGTAAAGACTTGATATGTTTTACCAGATAGACGGCTAACACCTTAACAGGACTAAGACCTAACTCGTTTCCAATTCTTTTAAAATTAGTATGAACATCTATGTCCTGATTCCCTTCTGTATATTCAATTCTTTTTGCATCACTTAAGTCAAATGTTCTCTTAATAAATGCTTCTCTAAACTCTTTATATTTTTCAGACTTCATTTTGTTTCCTTTTTATTCAGTGGAGAGACATACTTCATTATCTTCATTATCTTCACTTTCAATTATTATTAGAGGGAAAGTGCAATAGTGAAGTACACCTCTCCACTAGTTTTATTAATCAATTGCTTTATAGTAAACTAAAATCATAATACCTACAACAAAAAATAATATTGCACTTAACATTTAGCAACCTCACTTCTCATTGAATCTGGTTGATCTTCCATATTGGTGTCGCATATATCACAGGAAGTCTTGTGATATTTACTGTGAATGTAGTTTTGTTCACACTCGCAATCCCAATACTCTTGGTGAGTCTGCTCTATAGGATACTCAACAGGCTCCATGCATTCTAGACACCTACCCCACCCATCTTCTGTAATGTAATCATCATAGGCAACTGACTGACAACAAGGACTAAACATCTTTCACCCCCTTACTTATTATACTTATTAACTTATGTCTAAAAGAATAGGAAAGATCTTTCGCATCTCTGTAAGTAATATCATATGCGTGGATCATCTCCTCTTCAATAGCTTTCTTTATGTATTCGTCGTAGAAATTCCTATCATATATCAAATCAATTAGATCTGGGAATATATCATCTGCTAGTTCATCTAACATCATATCTCTATCTGTCGTCATGATTAATTCTCTCCTTTTAGTCTGCCTTCACCGTCTCCTGCTAAGCGAACTACTTTAGTATCTGGACTAATTACATTCCTACCCAATGCAATATCTACATAACCGATTACTTCGTTGTTATCGTCATACACTGGAAAGCACCAGTCAAAATCACGATCTTCATACATTAACTCATTTGCATCTGATTCGTCTATATCTATATAAACCTTACCGAGACATCCCATTACTCAACTCCTTTTTTTATTTGCTTCATTTCTTATTATACGCATAGCTTTTTAAAAAGTTCCAAATTAATTTTCACGATAATAAGAAATCCTACAGTTTTTTATTAGTTTTATATCTTTATTCGTTACCATAACAACTTCATAACTTTCACCAAGTACGAGTTCTCTTTCTTTCATACCTACATCATTAGAATGCGTTTTTTCATTGACGTAAATATTCCTTATCCAGTCACTATTCTCATAATTCTCACAAGATATATCTATGTAATAATCCTTGTTTTCTAGTATGTAGTTAAATCCAAGGATGTTATCAGGATCAACCATTTTATATAATATATTCATTACTCCACTCCTTTATTTAATCTGTCCATTCTAAATTATTTCTCCAAAGAGATAAATCTTCGGTTGTTACTCTGTTTTCACAATCGCTTTGCACACCTGATTTTAAAGTTATATAAATCTTTTCTTCATCTACGTCATTAAACTCAGCTTTCACAAATCCACCACTTATCCTATGCAAACCCCAAGATTTTTTTTGTTCTTGTTCTATTTGATTTAGTCGTTTGTCAAGCTTTTTCACTTCTAAATCACTTAGTTGATCTGTATAGGTATTTTGATATTCGTCTAAATAGTTTTCTATTGTATTGCTATTTGGAATATCATCTAAAAATTCCTCTTCTCCGTCACTCCAAGTAACCTTAATTGTCCAATGATCTATAGTTCTACTCATCACTTCACTCCATTCGTTTTGTTTATTGTTATACACTCTGTTTTATTAAATGTTCCCACTTTTTATAATTATTTTCTGCGTACCTCTCAGCCTTGATCTCCCACTTGTTATAAACATAGGGATCTAAGCCTTGATTTATAGCCAAATTACTCGCCTGATTGTATTTCTTAATGTACTTACGCCTTCCTAGTTTTAAGCAGTCTAATGCGTGTTTTATTTCGTGTACTATTGTCATTAAGAATTCATCAAAACTAGTATAATTTCTAGAAATGTAAATAGTATCTGTTTCAGGTACATACCTGCCTAAGTTACATTTATTTGTGTAAGTTACTTTACTTTCTAAGCCATATTGACTTATGATCTCTTTAGCTATTTTTAAATTAGACACTTCTAAAATACTTCTTCTTTCGCATAATATATGCTAGATCCTCCCTGAGATTTTCTACGTCTCCTGAAATATCGTTAATAATACTGATTAATTCTTTTTTACTCATATCCTCGTTGACACCTTCTGTTAATGAGTAGATACTCTGTATCTTGTTTCCTAACTGAGATAATAAAAATAATATCATTTTTTCCCCTTGCATTTTTTACACGTTTCCCTAGGTAGTTTGTAGGTAGGCATATGTTTATAATATAATTGTACTTTATACATCGTATCTTTTTGAAAGACTAATTTACACTGTTTACAGTACTTTAAGTGTCTAGTTTGTTTGGTATGCTGACTCCGTCCCTTAGCTTCGTTATTTACATAACCTTTATTTAGTTGTTCAATTACCCACTTCATTATTTACCTACTTTTTTATATAGCTTCAGGTGAGGAGGTCGAAAGTTAATAATATTACCAAACTTAGTTAGTTTGTTAGTCTTTCTAATGTCCCCACCTTCAACTAATTCTATATTTTATTACCTACAAATTCAAATAAATCATCTACTAAATAATCGTGATCTTCATCATAATTTTTAGGCAATCCGTAACCGTCAATAGTTGAATCAAAAGAAATATGAGAATTTTTCATTTCTAAACTAACATTCACCTGATCAACTACCCACCTACGTAAGATAGATTTTATTTTTCTTTTACCTAGTAATTTATATATATCTTTATCTGATACCATTTTAACACTCCGTTTTATTTTCTTACTTATTATACTTCCGTTTTACTGATTTGTTCCATTTTTTTATGATGTTTTTTTAATACTGCTTTTTGTTTCTCGTTCATAGTCTTGTCGTTCATCTGCTCACGTAACAACAGGAACCTTATATCTAGTTCAAAATTAGGTAATTTAGTCATTTTACATAACTCCTTTTTATTTCTGTAAGTTAGTTTATTTCTTAACTTTTATTATTTAATTGTTTTCTACGTTGTTTTACTTTTATCAATAATGGATTTCTTTCTGCTTGTTTTAAATCAAATAATTTTATTTCCCATTGATTTACTTTTATATATTCTTTTGATAACATTAAACTAACTGCTTTTTTTAAATTATACATTTTACACCTCTTTTTTTATTAAAATTTTTGCTAGTTTTTATAATAGATACTAGCAAACTATCTTTTATAAGATCTAATGAATTGGTATAACTATTTCCATATTCTTAAATATGGTATTGTTACCACAGGCGTGACCAATAGAGGTACAGGAACCACACTCGCCCGGACAAATAAAGATCTTCTTTTTAAATTGTTTTCTAATTTCAGAGATCTTACCCTTAACAGCTGTAAATTTACCTCTGACAAAGTGTAATTTTTCCAGAGCAGGTTTTAACATCTCAAATTTACCACCGTTGGATAAATTCAAGATATAATTCTTTGGAAAGTCAAATCTAAAGTCATTTAGTTGAGTAAATAAATGTAAGCTTTTAGAATATCCGTAAGCTTTCAAAGTTGGGTTTTCTCTGATTAAGTTTAGCCAATTTTGAAGATCTGTAATGTTTTTAAAGTCACCGTCAACATATAATCTAAAATCAATATCTTTTTGATATTTAAATTTAGGTGTCGATAAAATCCTTTTTAACTCATTCCGGATAATATGAAAGCTTTCTTGCATAATTAAAGTATTTTGCACCTGCCCAAAAAAAGCAGCCGGGTATCGCCAAGCCTTCACAGAATAGCAATAAGTTAAGCACTCCAAAGCACCGGGACAATTGACAATCGGCAAGGTTGAGAAAGTTAAAAAGGGTAGCTTTTTATTACCTATTTTAAAAACACTGAAGGGTAATTTTTCTCCACCTTCTAACCACTCAACAAGCTTGTCTAGATAATATCCATTAGTACCGGTCTTATGTTTTTTGTTTTCCTGTAATGATTTTAAATAAACTAGTAATTCATCAGGGTCAGAACATAAACTAGCTATTTTATTTTTGATTGTGTTGTTTAATTCCATAATAAAGTTCCTATTCTTTTTTATTGGTTGTATTATATATACTCTTAAGTTATTTAAAAGTTCCAATTTATTTTATCTTTTTTTCTTAGGTGGGTAAATGATACGGGATATTTTCGGGGAATGTATTATATATCTTCTTTACTTGCTGATAATTACTTACTTACATAGTTGGTTTTATTTGTATAAATAACAACTACTTACGTGCATAGACTATATAAAACTACCTACGTGCACAGATTTATAAAATATATATACTTTACATAAAAACTACCTGCGTGCATAATCTACTTACGTGCACAAATAATATAAAATATATATAAAATAATTTTAAATAAAAAAAAAGGGAGCCTTTCGGCTCCCCTTTCTATTAGTTAAGAGTTGAATGAATTGACTCTTGATCTTTTTTATCCTGTCCCCAATTCAACATTCCATCTGTCATAATAATATTGTTTCTCATATTACCTTGAGTTGGTTTGTTTTTGTGAGTTAGGATCTCAGTTCCTGAGTTGAGTAAGTCCCACCCTGTGAACTGATTTGAAGTCATTCCATATTTACGATCTCCATTAGATTCTTTAGCTGTAAACATATTCCTAACAATTTGACCGTACTGAGTAGTTGGTAAGTTGTGTAAATATGCTTTACTTTCTGTAAGTTGTCTAAGATCAGGAAACTCAATAGGTCTCTGTAAGTTACCACAAGCATTTACAAAGTTAGTAAGTTTTACAGAACCGTTGTTATTTAGCAGATTACAGGCCTGATAAATATTTGAGTCCCACTCTAGATTCTTATTAGTATGCTTGAATGTATGACCAAAGCCAAATTGCTTGGAAGTCATTCCATTCGTACAAAGCAACCTTAAGAAACTAAATGTAATTCCTGCACTAACTGAACCGTCATAAGAATTTACTTCATCCATAACTATCCCTATAGTATCACCCACAGCCATATTGGGAACTTGTTCCTGCAATCCTGAGTCTTTACAGATATAACTCATTTTATACATTTTACCATCAAAGAAAGTTTTGAGGTACTTCCACTGTAACCCAGATTGTTGCCTGATGGCTTCCCCTACTTTGTGAATATCTAAGTTAGATACGGCCATGTATTCTTTTTTAACTATACCCACTTCCTTATTTTGTAACTCTGGTAACCTGACTGAAAAAGCACTTGAATATCCGCCCTGATCAGTACTTAAGGGAACCTTTACAACTTCTGTAAATGGATCTAGTTTAGTATCATAGACGTTTTCTACAGGTGGTAAGTATTCCACTTCATTATTAGAATTAACTACGGTAGGTAAGTGATTATTATTTGTGTACATATTATATTCCTATTTGTTTTTTTTTTAGTTAGTTAAGTAATGTATTCATTCAATAAGACAGTGTTCTTATTTTCAATGAGTACCCAGCCAGCTTGGTTACAGGCAGGGAATAAATCCTGAAGGGCTCACCCCAGACTTATCGAATTGAATCGAATACTAAAAATTAATTGTCAAAAAGCTAATTGAATAAATGTCAATTACATTTAGTATACGCATGAGATTTTAAAAAGTTCCCTACTTTCTACAATTATTTTTAATTTATGTAAATTAATTTAGTTGCGTACATTATATAGATTAAATTTTTTAACCTGATCAAAACAAAAACAAAAAACTCAACCTAATTATTTCAACCTGAATTCCGATTAGGGGGGTGGTCGGATAAAATAAAAGAGAAACACACATACTAATATATTTTTTTTAAATTTTTTGGAGTTTATACTGGGGCGGGTACTACTTTACTAAGCGGGTACTATATATACTATATTTACTATCTATACTATAATTACTATATATACTATATATACTATATATAATATATATACTATATATACTATAGTACTATTATATAATTCAACCGGAATTAAATAATTGTTAAATAAATTTATATTTAACTATATAGGCTTGTCAAGTTTTTTTATTAAATTAAATGCATGATTCATGAAAGAAAGATTGCAGGGGTTAAGCATTTAGCTTATGAAAAAGAAGAAGACTTTAAACTCAATCACCCCCAAGAAACTATACAGGAAGATTGGAAAGTAGCGGAGGAAGGACAGTGGTGCTATTCAGATGATAATAAAATAGTACAGGTATTAAAGCGAGACTACTTTCAAACTAAAAATGGAGTCAAAAGTCATTACATACGAACTATCATTGGAATGGTTCGCATATCAAAAAATGCAAAGTTAAAGGGTACAGTCAAAGATGAGATCTATAGGTTTTCTAAAAAAAATTGGTATGGACAATTAACTCAAGCTCCCTTAAATTTTAAAAGAAAAAACTTTGCAAAGTATGTGGCCTATGGTATGAAACCCAAGGAAGCGTATAAAAAAGCATTTCCAGATACCAAGAGCTTAGCTCATGCAGGAACTAGAGCCACTGTACTACTTAAAAACAAAACGATAAGGCATCAAGTGGATAAAGAAATAGAAAATTTAATGTCGGATGTAGGGATTACGAAGCGTTACTTATTAGAAAACACTAAAGGCATTGTAGATAAAGAAGATACTAGGGACAACGACAAGCTTAGAGCCATAGAAACCCTAATGAAAATATCAGGAATGCTCTCTGCAGACAAAAAAGTAGACTCAGTAGCCCTAATACAAGAGTTTACTGGCTTTACCAGAGAAAAGCTAAAAGCATTTGAACAAGGCATACTCCCAGAAGCTCCCAAACAACTAGATGAGTAGCGATTTTAACATTATACCCCCTCCTTCAGAGATGCAGAAGAGGGATACTGTACTTGCTAACTCCTATAAGAGTCTTATTTACTTTGGTAGGGCTTTTTTACCTAACGATTTCCTCAATAAGTCTGCTTCTCCTGAGTTCCACTTTGATGTAGCAGAAAAACTAACCACTACTAAGCCCGGAAGTAGGTCATGCATTATTATGCCTAGGGGTTTTGGTAAATCTATCCTGTCTAAAACAGCCATTATGCATAAACTGGTCTTCGCACAAGACGATGAGCAGCATTTTATTGCATGGGTGTCGGAAGAACAGAGTCAGTCTATTGACCACCTAAAGTATTTACGCAATCATTTTGAAATGAATAAGCGATTAAAGTATTATTTTGGTAATCTAGATGGGGGAGCCGCTGGAAAACGCTGGACTGAAAAAGATATTGTAACTCCCAAAGGGGATAGACTCATTGCAAAGGGAACCTCACAGCGTTTAAGGGGTCGTGCAGAGGTCGATGTTAGATACACAGGTATTGTCCTTGATGACTTTGAATCAGAGCTTAACACTAAAACGCCCGAAAGACGTGCAGATATTAAGAAATGGATTGTATCCACAGTGTACCCTGCCTTAGAGGAAACTCCGGGCAGAGAGGGGTGGATTTGGCTGTCAGGAACGATTGTACACTTTGATAGTTTCTTGCAAGCCGTAGTAGATGGACATAGAAAAGCCAAAGAAGAAAACAGAACGTACCCTTGGAGTGTTGTATTTCATAGGGCCATAGAAAAAGGTAAGTCTATTTGGCCACAACAATTTTCCTTAAAAAAACTAGAAGGAAAGAAACGAGAGTTTATAGAAGCAGGTCTAGTTAATAAGTTTGCTCAAGAGTATATGAACGATGCTAGAGACATTAGCAACGCTTCTTTTAAAATAGATCGACTTCAATACTATGGAGGTAAGGTAGAGTCCAGATCTCGTTTTAATTATCTAGTAGATGGAGACAACGCCATTCCTTTAAATGTTTACATCGGTGTTGACTTAGCCGCCACGGCTTCAGAAACCTCAGACTTTCAAGTGATATTGGTTATGGGTATAGACTCAAGCAACAATCGATATGTACTTGAATACTTTAGGGAAAGAATCCCTACCTTTGATGTCCCTAAGGAAATTATAAGACTGGCTAATAAATACAGTCCGGTAAGGCGAGTGACGATTGAAACGGTAGCCGCACAGGAAATGGTTAGAGATATGGTCACTAGACTATCCGCTCAAGAAAAAAGACTCCTACCCGGAATATTTAAAGGAGTTAAACCTCCTGCTAGGATTAAAAAGCAAGACAGACTTGAAACTAGCTTAGGCCCTATTGTCAATTCTAAAAAACTTTACATACAAAGAGAGATGACTGAGTTAGTAGATGAATTCTTTGAACACCCTAAACCTAGAAACGATGATGTAATGGATGCCTTGTATTATGCAGACTACTACGCTAAAGCTCCTAAGAGTGCTCGAACTACGTTAGAAGCATTAGAAAACACATCCAATCAACCTCTTAAGAAAATAACAACAAAAGCCTATAACTGGATGACAGGGTCTAGATTGTAAAATAATATTTGTACTTTAATTCTTTTATGTTTAACATAACCTAGCTAAATACACCTATGCCAAGATACTCTAATAAATCAAAACAACGATTAGCAACGTGTGATGAGCGATTGCAAGATGTCTTCAATGAAGTCATTAAGTATGTTGATTGCAGTATTTTGGAGGGACATAGGGGAAAGGAAAGACAAAATGATTTATTTAATAAAGGCCGTACTAAAGTTAAGTATCCTAATGGTCGCCATAATGCTAGTCCTTCTAAAGCCGCTGATGTTACCCCTTATCCTGTCGATTGGGAGGATAGAGAACGTCAAACACTTTTCGCTGGCTTTGTGCTTGGAATTGCCCGTGGTATGGGTATTAAGCTGAGGTGGGGTGGAAATTGGGATATGTACGAAGAAAGAGGACGATGGGAAGTTGAAGACAATAAGTTTGATGACTTTCCTCATTTTGAGATTAAAGAGTAATGCCCGGAACTACTGACACAGTAAAAGCAAAATTAACCCCCGGTGAGTTTGTTATTCGCAAAGAAGCCGTTGATATGATAGGAGTCCCTATGCTAAACAAACTAAACAATATGCCTAAAGAAGGTGGTCACTCTGCTATTGACAACATTATCGATATGGCTACTATAGCCAATATGAAGATGATGTATGGTGGTGGTATGGTAAAGCCTAATTATGCAGGCGGTGGTATGGTTCAGCAGTACGGACATGGTGGCTCTGTAGATAAAATGATGGGTTACGCTGAAGGCGGTCAACTCAAATCAGTTCCTCAAGACAACCCCGGCTTAGGTAAATTACCAGAAATGGTTAGGAATCGTATGGGTTATATGCAGATGGGTGGTATGGTAGACAACTCATTAATGGGAATGACTGGCTATAAAAGAGGTGGTTACGTTTCTGAAAAAGAAAGAAGATCTCCTATGGGAATGAAGTTTAAAAGATATGAAAATGGCGGAGAAGCCACTCTTGATGAGTTTGAAAAAAATTACGCAGGAGCAATCGTCGATCTATATTTTAAGGATAGTATGTTGCTACCCGATGCTCCTACTACTCCTGAAAAAGATATTTTAAAAGCTATTTTAAATCAAGCTTTAGATAAAAACGTAGTTCGTCCACTATCAAGTGATGAGCTTATGCAGTTAATGCCGCCTAAGGAAAAACAGTATCTAGTCCCGAGAAGTGATAGGAAATTTGATTGGAGAAATATGCAAAATGGTGGAGAAGTAGATCCGTTAGGCATTGATAAAAGACAGCAGATGGGAGCAAAAGCGTATCCCGGCGGAGTAGGCCCCGTCAACGATGATCCTTTAGGCATTGGTCAAAGACAGGCTAACCCCGATATGTATCAAGGCAGTATGATTAGTCCTGAGTTTAGACCTAATCCTACCATGATGTTAAAGCAACAAGAGCAAATGCTTCAAAGTCAAATTGAGGACAGTATTCAAACAAAAGCTATGAAGACTTTACAGCTTCTTAAGTTACAAGGTTTGTTAAATCAAGGGGAAAGAATTGAAAATCCTTCTCCTATGTTTGACAGTCGTGATAACATGATGAGGATAAGAGATAGTTTAAGGTTGGACGACATAAGAAGAAATACAATATAGTCTATGGAAAAGGATAAAAGAGCTCTATATAACGAAGAACTGCACAGGCAGTGGAGAGATGCTCGATCTGAATGGGATACTGAAGCTCGTAAAGACATTGACTTTTATTTAGGGAATCATTTTACAAGCGATGAGTCCGATGAACTATCCTCTCGCAATCAAGCTGACATACCTATGGACAGAGTATCTGCAGCTATTGAAAAATTTAAAGCCGTCCTAACTTCAAGAGCACCTGCATTTACAGTGATTCCTAGAGAAGACTCTGATGTTCAGGTAGCTACACTTTGGAGAAGTATTCTTGGATACGTTTGGGAAAAGTCAGATGGTGACTGGCAAATGAAACAAGCTATACAAGATTATGCAACCACTGGTATGGGCTACTTATATGCTTACATTGATAGAGAATCAGATTTCGGTAGAGGTGACGTTAAGTTCACATATGTAGATCCCTTTAGAGTTTACGCATCCCCTAGCTCTAGAAATCGTTGGTTTAGCGACTCAGATGGTATTATCCTTTCCACCATCTTAACGGGTGAACAAGTCGTTAACCTCTACCCTGAATTGGGTGATCGAGTTGATCCAACGACAGGAGAGACTATACCGGGTATTATAAAAGATATTTCTGGTTATACCTATGATGATGAAGACTACCCGTCTTCTCAAAACAAAAACTCTATGTCTATATTTACTCCCGCAGAGGTTAAAGATAAAGATTATTTTGAAGTTAAAAAGTATCAGGTACTAGAAAGATTTTATAAAGTAAAGGTTCCTTATTATAGAGTTATTAATATGCAGAACCAAGAAGAAGACATTTTATCTCAAGAAGAATACTCTGTTTTCTATAATGAGAATAAAGAAGCGTTTGATATTCAGATGTATACCGCTATAGAAGTTTTACAAACCAGAGTAAAGGTCTGTGCTTCTTTAGGTGAGGTAGTGTTATACGAAAACATTTTAAACACGGATGAGTATCCAATCATACCACTTCCTAATATTTGGACAGGAACTCCTTATCCAAAGAGCGATGTGTCTAGAGCACGACCTATGCAAAGACTACTCAATAAACTATGGTCTCTAGCTTTGTCTCATGCACAAGCCTCAGCAGGATTAAAACTTTTAGTACCCTTAGGAAGTGTTGAAGATTTATCTCAATTAGAAAAAGACTGGGCAAATCCTAATGCAGTTATAGAAGTAGATTCTTCACAGGGAGAACCTCATTACCCAGCTCCCCAACCCCTAGCAGGTGAGTTTTATAGACTCATCCAACAGTCAGAATTTTACATTGACTTTATATTCGGTTTACCAGAAATGATGCATGGCTTTGCTGAAAAAGCTCCTGAGACAGTAAGAGCTACCGAAAGAATGATTTCATTAGGAAGTGAAAGACCTAAGTCTAAGTTAAGAGATATCGAGTTTAGCATTAATAAGTTAGGAAGAGTGTTGTATAATTTATCCAAAGGACATTATACCTACAAAAAGATTTTTAGAATGGCCCAACCTAATAATAACATTACTGAGGTTATGGCTAATTTTTATACAGATGTCAGTGGAGCTGTATTAGATCTTAAAAAAGATAAGCACGTTTTAGATCAGCACGACATAAGAATTGAACCGGGTTCAACCATGCCTTCAAACAAGTACGCAGAGCTTGCTGTGTACCTAGAAGCATTTCAAATGGGTATCGTAGATAAATACGAAGTCTTAAAAAAGAATCCAGAATTATTTGACAAGGAAGGTATTATGAGAAGGACAGATGAGAAGCAGCAGATGATGTCTCAGATACAAGGACTTGAAGAGCAGTTAAAGAATTTGCAAGGTGACTTGCAGACAGCACAGAGAGAATCTGTTAGTGACAGGAAACGAGTGGAAGTTGAGAAGTTTAAAACAAGACTTTCCGAAGTGTCTTCTGAATCTAAAGCAGATAGAAGAGTGCAACGTAGCAAACTAGAAAACGAGGTGAAGCTCGAGGTGGAGAAATTAGCAAGTAATCTAAAAGATGTACAAAGAGATGCTAGTTCCGCTCCTAAAGCCTAACAAAGAGACATCTAAAAAGGAGAGTTTATGTCTACATTAGAACAACAGGAAGCAAACGTCCAAAGCGAACAAGCAGTAACAAACGAGGGATTCGTGGAAGATATCGTCAATCAACAGTCTGGGCCTGAAAACCCAGAAGTAAATCAAGAGCCTGCACAAGAAGCGGCTACTTCAATTGATTATGAAGCTGAGGCTAAAAAGTTTCAGTCGATGTATGATCGAGCACAAACTGAAAATTCAAAACTTCAGCAAGGAGCTCAGATCTTACAATTATTGGAGCAGAGACCAGATCTCGTAAAGAAACTTGAAGACGGTATAGCTAACCCAAACCCACAACCGGAACAGCCTAAAGTAGTAAAGGATGATTTTAATCCTTGGGATGCTTTTACAGACGGTAATTCAGATTCAGGAAAGTATGTTAATACTAAGATACAATCTATGGTGGATCAAAGATTACAGACTGAACTAGCAAAACAAAAGCAACAGGTTCAAGCTGAAATGCAAATGAATAACACGGTAAATGAACTTAGGAATACCTATAAAATGTCAGATAATGACATCAGTGGGTTTTTACAGTTTACAACTCAACCAAAAGAAGCGGTGGGGTTAAATAACTTGGTTAAGCTTTATCAGATGCAAAACGGCCAATCGGTTGCAAATAACGATACAATGGAAGCGGTAAAAGCGGCAAAGCAAGCTCCTAGGACTGCTGGCGTACTCCAAGGTCAACCTCAGTCTTCACAAAAAAGTGATTCTGATAAGATCTTTGATGCTGTCATCGGGAATAGTGGTTCTTTGCGATTACCGTAACTAAAACAAACAAACCACATAACCAAGAGGTAATAAAATGGCAATATCATATAACACTGGAACTTTAAAGTCTAGTGATATCACAGCGTCTACTTCCTCTGCTGGTGTAGGTCAAGCTCCGGATAGGAGACGGATATTTAACTTTGGAGACCGTGTTGCTGAGTTAGCACCGGAAGAATCTCCATTCTTTGTTTATCTGTCTCAGGTAGCTAAAGCACCTACCGATGATCCAGTATTTAGATACTTGGAAAATCGTAACAAGATTAACTTTACAGATCGTTCACTTCTTTTAGCGGCTGATGTTAATGGTGGCTCCGCTGTATCTGCAGGATCGTCTTATGCGTTTACTGTTGATACTGCTGGTGGAGCAGCTGTTGAATATCTGTTAAAAGGAATGGTTGTAGCGGTTCAAACTGCAAGTCGTACAGGCGATGTAGGTATTGGACATACGATTGTTAGAGTTGATTCAGCAGTAACACATGGTAGTAGCACTTCCGCATTCACAGGTAAGATCATTGATGTTTCAAACGCTAATGTTTCGGGATACAATGTTCTTAGTAATAATGACGTAGCACAAATCATCGGTACTTCTTTTGAAGAAGGATCAGGTGCTCCTGATGTATTCTCAACTGAACTTGAAGATAGTTATGGATATACTCAAATCTTTAAGACAGCAGCAGAGATGACAAACACAGCATACGCAACTCGTTACAGAGGATATGCGGATGAGTGGAGTCGTTTATGGGCTGACAAACTAAGAGAGCATAAAATTGACATTGAAAGAGCGATGCTCTTTGGTCAAAAAGCTCGTCAAGGTGGAATTCAGTACTCGGAAGGTCTAGTAGGTCACATACTAAAAAATGTTAATCCAACTGTCAATAATGCAGACTTCAGCTACTCTTCTGGTAGTTCATACTATCGAAGTGTCGCACAGGCAGAAATGACTTACGATAGATTACTTAGTGATCTTGAAGTTATTTTTGATCCTGCTAGAGGTGGAGCTTCTGATAAGTTGGTGTTATGTTCTTTACCAGTGATTACTTACTTTAACAAGTTAGGTGATGGAAAATTCCTTGATGCTTCTATGGGTCATTCAAATAACAACTTCAGAGTAGACATGACCACCAGAAATGGTGCGTTTGGTCATTCTGTAATGGTTATTGACACGATTCACGGAACACTTAACCTTGTTAAGGAACCACTGTTTAGAGGCATTGCAGCTGGATTTATGCTTATGGCTGACATGAGTCAAGTTTCTTATCGTCCGTTGATTGGTAATGGAATTAACCGTGATACACAGGTTATGACCAATGTACAGTCTGCTGATGAGGACTTGAGAAAAGACATGATTCTAACCGAAGCTGGTTTAGAAGTAAGCCTTTCTGAATCTCATGCTTTGTTTAACCTAGAAAACGATTAAGGAGTTAGATAATGGCTAGAGCAAGTTACTTAAACGATAACAGCGGTGTAAGCGGTCTTCATTTAAAGATCAAAAGAGTCACTTCTGATTACACAGCAACAGCTAATGATAGCGGATCTATATTACTTGTAGATCCTACCGCTACAACTGAAATAGATATGCCTGCAATAGCAGGGGTCAAGCCGGGTTGGAACTGTAAAGTAGTACTTACAGAAGACACAGACGGCTCTGATGCAGGAATGGGCCAAAAAGTCAATATCGACTTTGGTTCTGGAAACGATCTAATAGGTTTGATCGGTGACACGGGCGATGGAGCAGCTGGCGACCAAGCGGTTGATGGCGATGATTTTATCGCTTGTAGTGCAAGTGCAAGCCCGGGAGATATGTTTGACATATTTACCGATGGTGTAAGATGGTATGTCCACGGTTTAACTAAGGATGCATCTGAAACTCCATTTGCTACTGCAGCTGGTTAATAATCTGAATACATAAAGATAACAGTGATAGGTACTGTGAGGGTTGTCAATAAAAGATAGCCCTCAAAACCTAAAAGGAATTGATAATGAGTAAATGTATACATTGCAATAAAGAAAATAAAGAACAATGGTTTCACTGTAGGTCTTGTGGAAAGCAAGCCTCTGAACCTAAATTCACAACCAATATGTGGACAATGTCCGCTATGGGAAAAAGAACTGATGTTGAAATATCTACGCAATCTATAGATGACAACGCAGCTAAGATGAGGAAAAATTTAGGTTATGCCTAAGAAAAAAGATTCAAGATTGGCAAGAGCTGGAGTCAGCGGTTTCAACAAGCCAAAAAGGACTCCAAGTCACCCTAAAAAATCTCATGTTGTAGTGGCTAAAGTAGGTGATAAGGTTAAGACAATACGGTTTGGACAACAAGGTGTTAAGACAAATCAAACGGTAGGCCAACGTAAAGCTTTTAAATCTCGCCATGCAAAGAATATAGCAAGAGGTAAAATGTCAGCAGCCTACTGGGCAGATAAAGTTAAATGGAGCCCCAGTAAAACTAAATCACCTTCAAAAAAATGGAAGAAAGGAAGTTAGTATGAATAAAAAAGTAAAAGCACCTGCTGGATATCATTGGATGAAATCAGGTAGTAGTTATAAGTTAATGAAGCATACGGGTAAGTTTAAATCACATAAAGGTGCAAGTCTTATGGCTGATTTTAAAGTGCAAATGAAACACGCAGGAACTAAAAAGAAGAAGTAATGTCTAGAAAAGTTAGTTGGGTTTGGGGTGGAAAGAAACATTATGGAACCTTGATAAGGGAAACAAAAACCCATAAGTTTGCTAGAACAAAAAATGGCAAAGTAAAAAAGATTAAGAAGTAATGGCAACAAAGCGAACAAAAGAGTCTATGTGGAAGCGTATTGTAGCTTCGGTCAAAGCAGGTAGTAAAGGTGGTAATGCTGGACAATGGAGTGCAAGAAAAGCTCAGTTAGCTACAGCTCGTTACAAAAAAGCAGGTGGTGGATACAAAGGTAAGAAGTCATCAGATAATAAACTGTCAAAGTGGTCTAAGCAAAAATGGGATTATGTGAGTAAAGGTGATGAGAAAAAACCTAAAAAGAAACGAGGACGTTATCTACCTGAATCCGTTAGGAAAAGTTTAACTAAAAGCGAAAAAGCATCTACAAATAGAAAGAAAAAAGAAGCCTCTGCAAAAGGAAAACAAAGAGCAAAATATTCTAAGAAAGTAGCAGGTAAGGTAAGAAGAGCATAACATGGCAACATTTGAAGCACAAGTAGAAGGGTTAACTAGTTTAAGCATAGATGGTAGTAGTGCCCCAACTCAAACAGAGCTAAGTCAGTTTTTGTCAGATGGTGCTATGGAAGTTATAAATGCTATGCCATCAAATTTAAAAAGATTTTGTGCTACTGAAGATACCTTTACAAGCACTGCGGTAGGTAGTGAGGCTGAGACTCTTGACTCTGCTCAAGTATTGTCAGTAACTAGAAACGATGGGACTATAGAGCAGCCTTGTAGATTGATATCATCAACATTAAGAGGTAGGGCTTCTGATAGCGATGATATGAACGCAGCTACAACTACAGATCCTGTATATTATATATATAACGGCAAGTTAAATGCGTTGCCTGCTTCTGGCAGTTGTAAGTATTTAGAAGTAAATAATCCATCGGTAGATTATGGAGATTCTGCAATAGGCAACTTTCCAGATGAATATGAATACTTAGTTCCTTTATATGCATCTATAAAGTCATTACAAAATGTTTTAGGTAGTCGTAGTACCAATTCAAGTGTAACTACTGCATTTTCAGCTATGAAGGCAGAATTAGATGAAACTCAGGCTGTGTGCGATAGCGTAAATGCTGATTTAGTATTAGCTAAAGCAGAGATAGTTATTGCAAAGGCAGAGGCAGCTGAGATAGCAGTTTTAACAGACTCCGCCTCTGGAAGCTCTGCATTTAATGTTGCTGTAGGGGCTATTAAAACAGAGCTAGATAAGGTTGATGATATTATAGATTTAGCAAATGACGAATTTGATGAAGTCTCTACTCAGGTTTCAGGAAGTAAAGACTCTCCTATTACGGATGCGTTTACAGAATTTGAAAAGATAAGTCCTTTACTTGTTGCTGGAGAAGCGGATACCGAAAGCGATGTTAATGCGGCTTTAGTACTATTAAAAGCAGCGGTAGATCAAGCTGCAGTAGCTGCAGGAAAATTTTTAACAGTAGATAGTGACTCTGTGTTTGGAGATGAGTCTACGTTTTTAACTAACGACTCTCAGCTTACAAGAGTAAAAGCAGCCTTAGATGACGCTGAGGATCTTATCAACGGTGATGAGCCCTCTGCAACTACAGATGCTTATGGTGCTCAAGCTAATGAAGATATAGAATTAGCTGCTTCAGCTGTAAATATTGCTCAATCAGAAATAAGGAGAGCTCAGGCACATCTTTCTGAATGGACAGCGATTGGAGATATGAGAGTTAAGGAAGTTAATGCGGCCTTATCAGAAGCAAATGGTTATGCTACTGAGGTACAGTCAAGACTGCAACAAGCTCAATCAAAAAGAGAAGAAGCTCAGTCTCGAATAGCTTCTGGAAATGCATACTTACAAGAAGCGGACAGTATTATTAAAGCAGGTAATGCTTATCTACAAGAAGCTCAAGGTAGAATAGCACAAGCCCAAGGTTATGCAACTGAAGTTAATGCTAGAGATAACTTTGCAAGTGCAAAAACAAAAGCTGTTCAGTCTTATATTAATACAGCTCAGTCTTATGTAGCCACAGCACAGGGATTCTCTAATCAAGTTCAGGCTAAAATTGCAATAGCTCAAGGATATGGAAGTGAGATTCAATCTAGGATGCAAGTAGACAGAGAACAATATTCTTTTTATGAAAAACAACAAGTTAAATTACAAACTGATTACGATAAAGGTATTCAGATTATGAGAGGTTCTTAATGTCTAAGACTTTAGTAACCCTAAACACCTCCCCTTCTTTTACTGGGGTAAGTTTAAATACATCCCCTTCATCTACTTTAGTTACGTTGAATACATCACCATCTTCTACATTGGTATCTTTAAACACGTCACCTTCGTTTACGTCAGTTAGCTTACCAAGTTCTATCAGTTGGTTAGTAAAGGGATTCTGGCAAAGTTATACAACACGAAACTGGGAAGACAGTTCTCAATTATGGAGTGAGGCAGAATAATGGCCGTACATAGTTTAACCGTAAAGAAAATGATATCAAGAATAAGGCAGGTATTCCCTGATGCTCCTGAAAATTATATTATTAATTTGATTAACGAAGCATTGGTTGAGATAGGTAATTATTCTACAAAGGTAGAATACGCTAAGACTACTACAGTTGCAGACCAACAGTGGTATACTTTAAGTGATAGCAACTCAGGTATTGAAGTTAATAAGGTTTTTAGAGTAGATTTCATGGATGCTAGTGGTGAATATGTTAAGATTTCACGCTTGCTAAATGGCGAAATACAAACAATGGACATAGATTAATGGCCAGTACTTACAAATATCCTGAGCAATACGTTTCCTACTTTATCAAAGGGGATCACTTAGCTATCGTCACAACTCGTGGTGAAACTAGTGGAACGACTCACTCATTAGAGGGTCAGTTCAAACCTATTGACGAAGCGGTAACTAACGGGGTTTTAATACATTATTATGGAGAACCCAATGCTGTTAGTGCTATTACAGATACACCAGACGTGGATAATGTTTTTCATAATTCTATTATAGATTATGTTAAGGCCGCTTTATATAGAGATAGAGCTGGTACAGTAAGTGACGGCAATCTAGCAACTGTAAGTTTAAATTTATCTCAGATACACGATGCTAAGTTTCAAGAGTCCGTTAAAAAGAATGGTATGAGAAAACGAGATAAAACAGGAGGAAGTCGCTCAGTAGCGTTCCCAGATTTTACATAAACCGATGTGCCCATGAGAAGTGTCAAGCTCGGTAAGGCATCACAAGGAGAAACAAGATGGCAAGTTCTATAAATAAATATTCAGTAGTAGAATCTCTCAATCAAATGATTTACGAGAGTGCGACTGCAGTTACAGCAATTAATGGCGGTAGCGGATCCACAGGCGATCAAACATTGTCAGATTCGCATACAGCTTTGTATGTTGGAGTTGGTGGAGATGCTGTACTGACTTTACAGTCTGGTAGCGATGCTACCTTTAAAAATTTAGCAAGTGGTCAAATACTTCCTGTAAAATTTAGCGGTATTAAAGCAACCAATACGACAGCAACTAATATGCTGGCCCTAAAATAATGTTAGGTGCATTAAGATTGGCAGCTACCACAATTATGCAAGCTATATATGATATAGGTTGGAGTGGGTCTGAAGCATCACAATTAATATGGGAAGAACAAACTCAAAACTGGGAAGATTTAGAAGGGTAATATTATGGCAAAATTAGAAGGACAAAAGATAGCAGATAGTTATGAACAGCTATTGCATACCGACAGAGATGGCGGTGGAAATGGAACTACTTTAGTAAATATAAAAGACGGTAAGAATGATAATACATTTGCATTACAACTAGCAACAGATAAAATACAAGCGAATGGTACACTTACAGTAGGTGTAGATGATACTGGATATGATGTTAAGTTTTTTGGAGATACAGCAACAAATGGATATATGCTATGGGATGCTAGTACAGATGATTTAATACTTGGTTCATCATCAAATATGGGAATTGGAGTTGTTCCAGAAACAAGTAATTCTGCTGTATCTGTATTGCAAGTAGGTGGAAATGGTTATTTACTTAGCACCACGAATCAAGCGGCATCTGGAGAAATGGACTTTGGTTATAATTTTTATTATGCACCAGATGGAAATTTTAAATATATAGTCACAGACGAAGCCTCAATGATCAGACAAGGTGGTGGAAATATTAGGTTTAGAACTGCTCCTAGTGGTAGTGCTGATGCTAATGCTACTTTTACAGAAAGAATGATAGTTACTCAAGCTGGAAATGTAGGAATTGGAACTTCTTCTCCAGTAGCCAATTTAGAAATTCAAGGTGCTAATGGAACTGTTAGTGGAACGCCAGATGGAGATGGAGATGAATTTGTAATTAGGAACAATAATGATGCTGGAATGTCAATATTAGCTGGTGAATCTTCTGGACATACATCATCTATAATTTTTGGTTCTGCAAGT